AGCAAATCCTTCTTCGTGAAGATATATTTCGTTGTTGCCCCACAGGCGTTTAAAATATGAATGGTAAGTTTTTTCAACATCTTCATCAGACCAACTTATATCAATAAGTTTACCTTTGACTATCCAATTAAGTCTGTTGGCTTGTTTACGCACGTATGGTGAACACATTTGTTTCTCCTACTGTAATTGTATTTACACAGGGTTTAACTTGTTAGCGCAAACTCAGACTTCTTTTAGCCAATTACAAATGTGTAACCAGTGCCGCCTGCAACTGACAATGTTAACTCTTCTTCAAGTTTTTCCATTTCTTGTTGTGCTTCTGATTTAAGATCGTTTCCGTTTAGTGTCGAACCGCCTTGTGGACCAGCGATAGTAGAAAATTTACTTCTTGCTTCGCCGAGCATAAATTTACATGTTGCTAACGTATAATCTTTGAGCCATTGGTTCGCAAGATAATCTTTTAACAACTCGCTATCTGGACGATAATTATATGCATATAGCATTAGCGTTTCATTTGATCTAGGACGCTGTAGCAGTGTTATTTTTTTAGTAGTGTTATTCCATTTAAATTCAATGAAGCTACCAAACATACGTCCTACCATTTCTTGGTATTGACTAAACATGTCATATGTTGCTAGGCCGCCCATATTTGAACTTGACAGTAAGTATGTATTTGTGTATGCCATATTAAACGGTTCAAATATAGTGCCTCCATCGCCGCCGCCTGTACGAGATCCAACGCTTCTACGGAAAATTTGACGGACTTCCATTACTTCTTTTGGCAATGTGTATTCATTTATATCTTTTGCTGTTTGCATAAACAAATAACTTTCTTCAACTGCATGTTCTGTTCGTTGTCTATACTTATTTAGGCTTTTTGTCAATGCTGTCTTATAATGAATTGGATCTAGCTCGACATCTATCATGCCACCGCCCAGCATTGTATGTACGTAATCAAATACTTCTTGTTCTTGTGTTGCTAATTCGTTTGCCATTTATAATGTTCTCCGTTACTATATTTATCGCATAAATATGTATATGCCAAGATTAAGTTTATATAAACCAGAGCGTGGTAATGATTATGAATTTCTAGACAAACAAATTCTAGAAATGTTTACTATCGGCGGCACTGATATACATATTTATAAGTATATTGGTACTGACGACGGTACAACTGTTAAAGATCATACGCAAATACAAGATATGATGTTTCTCGAAAATCGAGACAGGTCATATGATCCCGATATTTATAGATTACGTGGAATATACAGTGTTCAAGATAATGACTTTGATTTAAGTCAATTTGGATTGTTCCTAAGTAATGACACATTGTTTATGACCATACATATCCGAGATTCTGTAAAGATGATTGGTAGAAAAATTATGTCAGGCGATGTGTTCGAATTGCCACACTTAAAAGATGAGTATGCTGAAAATGATCATGCACTAGCACTTAAAAGGTTTTATGTTGTTGAAGAAGTAACTCGCGCAGCAGATGGTTATAGTCAAACTTGGTGGCCGCACTTATATAGAGTTAAGCTAAAACAAATATACGATGGTCAAGAATTTAAAGATATATTAGATTTGCCTGCAAACGAAGAAGTTCCTGGTGACACAACTTTACGAGATTTATTGTCTACATACGAAAAAGAAATGCAAGTTAATAATGCAGTAATATCTGAAGCTGTAGTCGAAGTTGAAAAAAGCGGATACGATATTAGTCACTATTTTACAGTTAACGTTGACGATACTGGGTTAGTGGAATTGTCCGCTGTGAAAGACTCTAGCGGATTTAGTGTTATGGCTCCGCCAGAGAGAACAGGATACCAAGGATACATTATAGGGGATAGAATGTCCCCTAATGGTGATGCTTTTGGATTCGGCATATCATTTCCAGGCGAACCTGATACGAATGATTATTTTTTACGCACAGATTTCTTACCAAATAGATTATTCCAATTTAAAAATAATAAATGGAACAAAGTTTATGATATTAAACGTGCAGAGCTTTATGGTTCTACATTAACTAATACACAAAAAGGTTCGTTCATTAATAATACAGGTTCTAATGTTATAGGCGGAGATACTGTTACTGAACGACAAGGCTTGAACAAAGTACTTAGACCCAAGGCGGATAACTAATGCAGCATTTTTATGATGGTCAGATAAGACGTTACCTAACACAAATTGTAAGGATTTTTGGTCAATTTAGTTATCAAAACGGAAAAGGTGGGTTAATACAAGTTCCAGTAACTTATGGCGATTTAACCAGGCAAGTTGGTAGTATTCTTAGAGACAATTCAGAAAATAAAATTCCAAGTGCACCACGAATGGCAGTTTATATTACTGGCTTAGAAATGGACACAGCTCGCCTTGCTGATAGCAGTTATATTAACAAACTTAATATTAGAGAACGGGCTCTAAATGCCAGCGGCGATGAATATTTAAAGGCCAGTGGCAAAAATTATACTATTGAACGTATTATGCCCACTCCGTATACCCTTAGTGTTAATGTGGATATTTGGACAACTAATACAGATCAAAAATTACAATTACTTGAACAAATTGCAATGCTGTTTAATCCAAGTTTAGAGATCCAAACTTCAGACAATTATGTTGACTGGACTAGTTTAAGTGTATTAAATATAGACAATATAACTTGGAGTAGCAGAAGTATTCCAACTGGCACCGAGTCAGAAATTGATGTGGCATCTGTAAGTTTAAAAACCCCAATATTTGTTAGTCCGCCAGCTAAGGTTAAAAAGCTAGGCGTTATTACAAATATTATTACAGCAGTATTTGCTGATACTGGATTAGAAGTAAACATTAACGAAGATGCGTATGCCCAAAGTCTTGTTAAACAAAAATTAATTGATGGTGACGAAACTACTGTTACTATGCCTAATACAGATGGATCTAATATAGCACTAGGCACTGAAGATGCTTTAGTTGTTACATCGTATCAAAATTACGATCTTGTAATAATTGACGGTGTTGCTAAATTAATGAAAAACGGCCTTGTTAATAATGCAAATTGGACAGGGTGGTTAGTTGCTCAACCATTTACTTACGAGCCAGGTATTACAGAACTTAGATTACAACGTGCTAACGGTCTTGAAATAGTTGGCACTATTGTTGTTAATTCAGCAGACGAATCAGAATTATCTGTAACAGTTGATGCAGAAACATTGCCAGACGACACTATAATATCAGGACCAAATGCTGATAGAACAACAATTGATTATATTATTGATCCAGTAAGATTTGATCCAAGAACTATTCAAGACTCATCATCAAACACAAGACTATTATTATTAGGCAGTATCGGTTCTACTGAAAATGCCGATGGTGCCGAAGCTTGGAAAAATAGCGACAACACTGACTTTATTGCAAGTGAAAATGATATCATTGAATGGGATGGACTCAAGTGGCATATTGTATTTAACGCTAGTAAAGTATCAAACGAAACCTTTGTTACAAATTTAAATACACAAACTCAGTACAAATGGACCGGTAATGAATGGATACTATCATTCGAAGGCGAATATCCAAACGGTACCTGGAGAATTGCATACTAAGATAATTATTAGTATGGACACTAAAATTGTATGCAGCGGAGCGTTATTTTATGCGCTCAACACTAAAAGACTTTTATTTTTACACCGTGCAAGTAGCAAACGTAACAATGTTTGGGGACTTGTAGGCGGCACTAACGAAGGTAAAGAAACTCCTTGGGAAGGTCTGAGTAGAGAAATTACTGAAGAAATTGGCGAAGTACTAATAAAGAAAACAATTCCATTAGAAACATTTATATCAAATGATAGTAAGTTTCATTTCCACACATATTTGTGTATTATAGATAACGAGTTTATGCCCTCATTAAACAACGAACATGACGGGTATGCCTGGGCTTCGTTTAGTAAGTGGCCAAAGCCTTTGCACTACGGATTACAGAATACATTAAACAAAAAAGTTAATCTTTCAAAGTTAAAAACGGTATTTGAAGTAATAGATTTACTTGACTAAAATGTTATTCTCGTGTATAATAGTATTATGAAAGTATTAGTTATCGGCGATGTAATAATCGACAAATATATCTATGGCACTTCAGAACGTTTAAGTCCTGAGGCGCCTGTCCCTATTGTTAAACACTTGCGTGAAGTTGAAACACTCGGCGGCGCAGGACTTGTTTATGAAAACTTAAAAAGTTTAGGTGTTGATGTAACACTAATGGAATCTGATCATGGATACAGAAGTGTTAAGACCCGAGTCATTTGTGATGGTCATTATGTTACACGTATTGACGATGACAAACGTGCAAGCGGTAACGCAGTATTAGCTGATGTATTGTCTAATGACTTTTCGCAATACGAATATGTAATACTCAGTGATTATGACAAAGGTGTATTAGACGAGTCGCTTGAAATTATCGAACACATTAACAAATTTAATTGTAAAATAATTGTAGATCCTAAAGAATATGCAAATCAGTATAAGGACGCATGGCTAGTAAAGCCCAACTACAAAGAGTTTGACGAGTTTGGATTTACGTATTGGCAAAGTAATATTATTACAACTAAAGCCGGGGACAATGTTGTTGCTACAATAGACAATATAAATTACAATATTCCAGTTGAGCCTGTAGAAGTATCAGATGTCACAGGTGCAGGAGATTGTTTCCTAGCCGCATTTGTATATGGACTAACCAAGCAATACAATTACAAGCGTTGTTTAGAACTTGCTGTTAAAGGTTCTAGAGAAGCAGTTAAACACGTAGGCACACACACGCTCACTGT